GTTCTTGAGGTGCTCTTGTTTGACGAACAAGTTGACGCGTGCATCGCGCTCCTTAAAGGGCGTCTCTGCTAAAGACACCAAGGCCTGCTCATAGCAGCGTCGCTGGCGACCACGACAAGTAGACAAAAATTCATCATCTGTCATTGGGGTCACCGGTTCCAGCTTGTGAGCTTCCTTCTTCATAGCTTCAAGGAATGCACGTGTCACACTTCTCACATGTTGTTTGGCCTCTCGTGGACTCCGGAAGTCTTCAGGCCGTGGGGGTCGCGACATATCGTCGTTCTTGCCCACACAAAAGACCCGGCGAGTGATAGCCGAAATGGCATTGTCCAAACATGCTTCGGGGTATACATCTTGTGGTGCGTATGAGCCGAGACATTGGTAAAAGTATCCCCGCTCTTTCTGCCTGCCTGACCAACTCACAGAAAGACCCTCATGTTGACGAAGAGGAACGCGTGTCCAATGCGGTTCATCGACAACAATCTTTCGTGATTTGGTCAAGCGCCCTTACGGGCTAGGCAGGCCAACTGCGCGCGCACGCAGATCGCGCACAGCCGGCATGTTAAGTAAATCGCGCTCCAAACACTGTTGGTAGGTTGGTAGTGAATAGAGCAGGGCGGCAACCTGAACTACATGGGTCGAAGCTGCTTCAGGCAAGTGGTCACGTACAAACTGTTCATCAGGAGTTAGAGGTTTGGGCTCCTTCATAGATTGCACCGTGATAACTCGCTTCCGCAGCGACTCAATGTAGTTTCGCATTTTCACTTGTAGCGTGTTCCCTGTGGTGGGTAAGCCTGGGTGTTGATAGCGCATCCGGTCTTGCAACCAGACGCTGGCATAAGGTATGCGGTAGGCCCCACCTGATGGTCGATAAACGTGGATGTCAAGACCATACAACAAACTGTTGGTAATCTCATTTGATGATACGGTCCTGACGATTTCGGGTAATTCGAACTCAGGGAAATCGGGATACAAGAAAGGTCCATGTGGCTGATTTGGGTCTGAGGCGGCGGGTGCTTCAGTGAGCGGAGCACTGATAATACCTACTAATTCCTCTGTGACCCGTCGGTCAGGATGGATTTCTAGTGTTAGATTGTGAATGCGGTCCAACATTTGCAATTGTGCATCACTCGGGTCGGGCGGGCTGTAACAAGAGTTGCGGCTTGCCCAGTACCTGAGTTTGTGCCATCGTCGCTGAAGACGTCGAACACAACGACCAACAAAACCAATTGGCTGGTACGTTTGTTCGTTGTATTCAACGGGTGTAGTTTGTTGGAACAAAGTAGGGACTAGGTTGTCGCTTGGTCCACGATTTACTTCTTCCGGAAGACTTACGCTCTCTTCCGGGACCACAGTTGGCGGTTCCGTGGGATTTGATGCACCTGAGGCGCCATCATTGGCCTCATTGCCAGCGCGCTGTTTCTTCTTACGTCGCTGCCTAGCCCGTC